GGTAGCGTTACCTTCACATCATGTTTCGGGTATGCCTTAGTATCGTGACCGTCAATGCAAGCACAATAGGGGATAGTTACACACGAAAGCAACTGCAGCTAACTTTGTTAGATGCGCACGGAGCTTCAACGTAGCGTATTTGTAGAAGCTTATACTCGCGTCATTTGTAAGTTCCATCGCAATGCCAAGCGATACTACTCCAGCAATCCATCCTGCCCACGAGGCGGGAACAAGCTTGTCCCAAGCGCCAGCGGGTCCTAAGTTACCACTCAAGTGGTCAGCACGATAATTAATGGACCATGTCTTCGACATAGCAAGAAAATCGCGTCCGAGTTGGGATGCGGAACCAAGTTTAACAATTGCCTCAAGGACAGCTGCTAAACCTTGGCTTCGAGCCTCCGCCATGATTACTTGACCGTAGCCATGCCACAAGTGTTCAATCATATTTTCGGCTGGTAAACCGCGCACTGGCTTAAGCCACTCCTCGAGACGCGTGCTCTCGGGGTTGTAGTTAGCCTCCATAATAGCAGCCTCCAAGGCATACTGTCCACGTTCAACAGCCTCGACACCTCCGCTGAACATAAACGTAGTATCCTTGTAGTCTCTATGGACGCGCTTCACACATCCGGCAATCTGTGCCCACCTAGCATATAACCTACTGGTACCTTCACCATTCTGATGTACCCTACTCTTAGCCCATTTATGCTTGTAGCGCCGTACATTCTCCGCTGTTGGTTTGATTCCGGTAGATTCCCCCAACCAATCAGCAGCTGCGCTCTCAAGATCGTGTATACCCGGTCCCATTGCCAGCTTAGCTTCCTTATCAAGCTTAAGGTTCCAATAGCTTGAAATATCGGCGAAGCGTTTGATCTTTGAACACTTAATGGTATAGTCATACTCATAAGAACCAGGAGGCAATATCCCCAGCCCACCATGCTCAGGTGCAGCTCGTATCACATCCGGCTTTATGCGTATACTATACGCACGGCGTTTTCCGACTTCTTCGTACCATACACGAGTGCGCGAGAAGAACCGCTCCACATCGTCATAGATAGCACGTGCCATCCTCATCCAGCCGCCACGTCTTACCCACATGTCCAGACCCTTGGAGCATGATCTCAATTTATCATAAAACGCTGTCTCAGCGCCAGCACCCTTATTCGGATGCCCGGTAGTAGCTGCATAAACAGCACG